TCTTTATTTTCGGGCACGCAGTTATCATGGGCAACAAATAATTGCTCATCATAATAAGGCATAATCGTTTGGTTGATAACGTCAGCCATGGATATGCATTCCGGCTCGACAGTGTCTTTCATATATGAATAATTACCCGCCTCCGCGTTGGCCCGATTAACGTCCTCAACCGTCAGTTTACTTAACGGCACGCCAAAACCCGCCGCGATCTTCTCTTTGGTTACTTTCATGCCAATGGCATAATTAATATCCTTTGGGTTCCAGGCGGCCGGCAGTAGATCGATACCCTCCTGCAGCAACGCAAACTTGCCGGCGTTTGTATGCCCCTGATGTATCTTGTTCACATCCTTGCGAAATCGCTTGGCGGTTGCCTCGCTCACTATATCTCTAGCCTTAAAATATGCCGGGATAATAGCGCCGTTGTCCAGTACGGCCCGCTCCATTTCGTCGAAATCGCGGTTTAGCTCCACCGATAGAAACATCGCCTCCAAAGGCCCCATACCGTAAAACATACTCGCCGGATTGGGATACTTGAAGTGTGAAATATCGTCAGGGTCGTAGCGCTCCTTTGGATCGCGGGTACCGTATTCGTAGGCGGCAATGCCATATTGCTCATCCGGTATAATTTTAACATACTGCGAGGGCATTACCCATATTTCCAGCGGTGTCCCCTGCGGTGTTTTGGGCACTACCCAATAAGCGTTGCCCGTAACTTGCTTGAATAGCATGGTCAATTCGCGCAGGGTGAAACCATTGAGGAACTTATTGACTTCCCGCTGCAATACAAGCCAGGGATGCTCTATAACCTCCTCGATATCGGCCGCCTTATTCAGTATCGGCACCAGCGTGGCGTCGTGAAAAAACTTGTTCTTGAGTTCTTTTGTCACGGGCCGGGTTTCGACAAACTTGCGCGGCGGCCTGCCATTTCTGTGCGGAGCGCGATATAGTCGCAACGGTACGGCTGCAACGGCCGAAGCATTTTTGCGCGCACAGGTATAGGCCCAGCCCCTATATTCGTCCACCAGCCGGGCGTAATCGGCGGGCGCCACTAATGGCTGAGCCGACATACTATATGGGTTGAGTAGCGATGCGCGGATAAGACGCTGAATTTTCCTAGGCAACGGCTGCGCCTGTCGCGCCGCCTTAGCCTGCATCCGATACGCCCGCCAATCAGTCAACCAGCCCATACGCTACCCCCACTTATCATACCGACTGTCGTATCGCAATTGATCATTCTCTGCTTCCAGCTCAGCGATAAGACCCTCAAGCCGCCGAACCTTCCCTTTCAGCATGTCGATAGTATCAACCAACTGCTGCTCTACCGCATGTCGAGACAATTCGGTTTTGGGCTTAGTGCGTTTTTTTGTTTTCTTCTTTGCCATAACCAGCCCACCTGTTCGGCTTATCGGGGCATCGCTCCGTCACCAGCGCCCGCTTGGCCCACAACCAACAACCACAGATTCGACAGAAATTGTTGGCGTTGTGTACGCATTGAATACATTTCATCTCGCGATATTTATATTCGTCCCGGCTTACCAGCCGCAAGCCGCTATCTAATACCCGCCGGACGGCCCCGACAAAATTATCCAGCCGCTCAGGGACGGGGGGCATCTTGCCGCTCTTAATTTGCGCATCAGACTGCGCCACCTTCTGCTTTTTCCGGCAGCCCGAACATCCCATTATAGTCTCTTAACTTCCTGCCAAACCTCGTCGCTCAACTCGTCATAGTCGTCGTCGTCAATATCGCTGCTCATGGCGGCCAATTCTGCTCGGCGGGCCTCCAGTTGTTTGCGTAATTCCTGTTGCCGTTTATACTGCGCCCGCCGCTCTTGCCGCCATAGCAAATACACACGCAAGTCGCCATCTTTGGGAAATAACAACTTTAGCAACTTGCCGGCGTTCATTCTTTATCCCAGCCGTCCACGATGGCCTTCATTTCCGCTTCATTGATTGTAATAATCTAATTGCTTAGCCTGTTTTTTATAACCGGCATGTCGGGTAAATTGCAAATTTAACGGCGGCTCACGGCTTTTTCCTTGCCAAGACATGATTTATTCCTCGTTACCCCACAATTCGTCATCCCGCGTTGCCGCCACAATCGCTTCTTCGTCTAGCTTTTCTAACTCTTCAATCAGCGGTATATCTTCAAGGCCCAGGGCTTGCTCCCGCGACCTGTCAGGCTCTCTGCCAGTCAGCGACATTATTAGCGGAGCTGATTCTAATCGCCGCGCCATCTCCATCATGCCATACCGCAAGGCGTCTAGCGCATGATCCGCCTCTTTGATGGGTTGTTCCTTAACGCTCTTGTCCTTCCAGCGGTAGGCTGAGAATTCTTTAATCAGATTGATGCAATGCGGCGATACCGTCAGGTACGGTTCACCGTCACCCAGGATACGAATATGCGCAGCGACGCAATTGATACCCGCCTGAACGTCGTTGTTTGCCGGCCGGGCGGGCAGGCCCGCCATCTTAAATTGATGGATCAGTTCCGCACAGGACGGGTCCACCATAAACCGTTCAATGCTCCATCGCTCGTTCAATTGCTGCGCAGATGTTATCACGGCGTCGGCGAGCATCTTGGCGCCGTATGTCTCGTCGAGTATCCGTATCTTGCCGTTCTTGTCCGCCCCTATCACTACAATCGCAGAAGGACCGGGGTAGCCCTTGTCCACGCCCGCCACTACAAGCTCCGGTACAAATTCCGTTTGCTCCGCTACATAAACAGTCTGGTCCCACTGATCGTAAACTAGTCCCTCGAATGCTACCCATTTGCCCTCAACATATCGTGCCCGGCTCTGGCCGGTAAACTCGCCCAGCGATTCCTGATAATCAATTGGTAAATATATGTTTTCCGTCGCATTTGTGCTTATTGCTTCACGATGGACGGTTGGCTGCTCGAAAAAACGCCGATATAGAAAGTGTGTAGGGGCACCGGGGTTGCAAGCCCCAAATATCTGCCGATGCGGATCGGCCACATTACGCAGCCGTCCCAGCAACATGATATAATCTTGTTCGTTTAGCTCTACCGCTTCGTCTATTCCACAGGCGCCCAAATTGAGTGAGCCTATTTTTAACGGGTCGTCCAGCCCGAAATAATATATCGAGCCGCCCCCATTGATCTCAATTAAATGTTCCTGCTTCGCATGGTGGTACGTGTTCGGCGGCAGTATCGCCGGCAGGTTGCCATCCGGATATAACAACGTCCGCAGTGTACTCTGTCGCATACTGGCAAAAGTCTTGCGACACAATCCAACAAGATTGCCCGGCACCAAAGCGTGTTCCAGCGTCTTCTGACATAATACCCTCGTTTTACCCGCCCCGTAAGCGCCGCTATACAGAATCTCCCGCTTCTTGCTCTCCAGAAAGCGCCCTTGCTTGGGCATCCATACGTTCTTTATGTTCATCGTCGCTCATTATGCTATTTGTGATATGTATAATTGCTCCCGTACTGCTTTCCAGATTCGTCGTCTGCGGCATCTTGCCCTCGTCCCGCTCGATAGCCTCACGCAACTGGTTCCACTTGCCCTTGCCCGCGTCCACCGCCCACTTGAGCGCCGTCAGGTCCGCCAGGCTCATCTTGCCCTTCTTAGTTTCGTCTTTGTTCAACGCCTGCAGTTGATCCCAGGTCATGTCCTCCATGAACTTGCAGAACCGCGTCCAAAGATGTAACCGTCGCTTGGGCGGACCTTTAGGATTGCCCGATTGGCCCGGCTTCCAGGGCGGCACCAGGTTCTTTGATCTTTGGTGTTTGGCACCGACGTCGTTGTTGGGTGTTTCAGTCATAGGTTGCCCACACAGCTTGACAATCGCCCCGCATTACGCCGACTCCGCACCCCTACCGCTGCGTATTTATGCTACGGCCTGCCCATGTCATTAGATCAACTTCCACAACTTTGGCGTCTTTCTTCTCCGCCTCCCAAGCCACGATCTTGGCATACAAACTCCAGCTCGCCTTCTAAAATTATCTCCATTAGGCCGCCTCAATCTCATAACCACATCTGGGGCATTTGGTCACCACGACGCTGGCCTCCGTAGTGTTTGATTCGGCCGCCTTCGTAGCATTATCCAGCCCGTGCATGAGCCCTTTAATCTCGTTGGTGTCGAACCCGCTCAACTCCAGATCCAGCGCCCCGGTGTCCAACTCGCCAAACAGGTCCCCCAGCTTGGGCCAATCCCACTCGGTTAGCTCCTGGGTTTTATTATCGGCAATAGTATAAAGTTGTGCTTCTTCACCCTTTAGCGGCAGGCGTATCACGGGCACTTCTTTAAGACCCGCGATCTGCGCCGCCTTCAGCCGGGCATGGCCGGCCACCACCACCCCATCGGCGCTGAGCAATATGGGGTTCGTCCAGCCAAAATGTTCGATGGATCGAACAATCTTGCTGACCACCTCGTCCGGGTGTTTGCGGGGGTTGCCAGGGAAGGGTTTCAGGCTGGCTGCCGGAACATATTCAATTTGCAAGGGGGACGTTTGTGTCACTTATTTACACGCGCTCCGTGATCTACCCCACAGA